ATACTTTTATGCAACTAAATTTGATTTTGATGTTGCTAAACCAAATATAATTATAAAAGGTACCACTATATTTTATAATCCAAATAACATAAAAAGTCCAATAACTATTAATCCAATAGTAGATAACCCCGCGGACGGTAAAATAATAATTAGTGACATACAAGGACCTGTAAATGCAGGACCAAATGGGGTTACATCTGGTTTAGGTTTATCTAAACAATTAATGAAGGATTTGAAAGTAAATGATGGAGATGTGGTGTATTTCGAAATTGTTTAAGAATATTAATAAGTTTGGGATATTTATACAATATAAAAGAATATTATGGAAAATAATAAATTAAATAACACAATGGATCAATTCTTAAATCCAAAACAAAGTAGAAAGGTTTCTAACGATGGAATGGAAAGAGAAGAGTGTGATTTGGTAACTGGAGAATGTTACACAATAAGAGAAAAGGACGGAATTGTTGAAAGAATAAATAAAAGATACATCACAAATGATGGTAGACAATTATTACAAGATTAATACTATGTTAGAGAAAAAACTACAAGAAGAATTAAATCGTTACAAAGCCATTAACAAATATGGTAAAACGATGATAATGGAGCAAGATGCTCCACCTGTGGACCCAGCATTAGACCCTGCATTAGATCCTGCCGCGGGTTTACCTACGGATGCTCCTGTAGACCCTACAGCTGCACCTGCAGACCCTGCAATGGCGGTTGACGCACCTCCAGCTCCTGAAATGGATAATACAGAGGAAATTGATATAACAGATTTAGTTAATATGACTAAAAGTGTTAAAAAAGACTTAGAAGATAACAAACAAGATAATTCTGCGGTTGTAAACAAGATGGATGATGTGTTTACTAAATTAACAGATTTAGAACAAAAATTGGCACAAATGGACCAAGTAATGTCTAAAATTGACCAATTGGGTGTTGAGGTTGCGGCTTCAAAACCAAAAACTGAAGTTGAGAGACTTGAAATGCGTTCTTTAGATTCATATCCATTTAACGAAAAACCACAAGAATTCTTCGCACACAAACAAGGTGAAATGAGAGCAAGTGGTAAAAATGAATACATTCTTACCAAAGACGACGTAGAAAATTACTCACCCGAAGGAATAAAAACCTCATTTAATCCGGAAAACCAAGAAGATGAATTTAAATTCTAATATAAATTTCTTTTTAGGATTAAGTGCTCAATTAAAAATAATGCATTGGCAAACTAAAGGTTACTCAAGACACCAAGCTTTTGGTAGTACATATGACGCTTTAAGTGATTTAACGGATACCTTCGTTGAGGAGGCAATGGGAAAATACGGACGTTTTAAATTGGATGAGGAGACAAATACAATTACATTAGTTAACCTATCTGACTTAAAACCAGAGGAAATGGTTAATACGGTAAAGGAGGCTCTTATACAATATACAGAACAATTTGAACCTACTGACACCAATCTTTTAAATATTAGAGATGAAATGTTAGGTTTATTTAACAAATTATCATATCTTTTAACATTAGAATAAGATTTAAAAAAACTTTAAAAATAATTCAACCCAGATTTCCAAGTCTGGGTTTTTTTATGTATATTTTACTATAACATTTTAATTAATTTAAATTCAAACAACATGTCTACATTTGACGCAGTACTAGCACAGTACGAGAAAAACAAAAATGCCACAAGTGGCAATGCTAACAAAATGTCCTCCGAGGACAGAATGAAACGTTATTTCACAACCGTATTACCTAAGGGTTCTAAGGGTGAAGAAAGACGTATTCGTATTTTACCTACAAAAGATGGTTCTTCACCATTTGTAGAGGTTTACTTCCACGAAATTCAAGTGGACGGAAAATGGGTTAAATTATATGACCCGGCTCAAGAAGGAAAGCGTTCACCATTGAACGAAGTAAGAGAAGCTCTTAATATGACAGGTGTTGAATCTGACAAAGAATTAGCTCGTAACTATCGTTCTCGTAAATTTTACATTGTTAAGGTTATTGACCGTGACCACGAACAAGATGGTGTTAAGTTTTGGAGATTTAAACATAACGCAAAAGGAGATGGTATTTTAGATAAAGTATTCCCAATCTTCCGTAACAAAGGTGATATTACTCATCCTGAAACAGGACGTGATATGATTCTATCTTTAACTTTAACTAAGGCTGGAACAGGAAAAGAATATACAAGTATTAATTCAGTTATTCCTGAAGATGCGGGTAAATTACACGCAGACGATAATGTTGCTAAAACATGGGTTGAGGATGAACTAACTTGGTCAGATGTATATTCTAAGAAAGGTGAGGATTATTTAGAAATGGTCGCTAAAGGAGAAGTTCCACGTTGGGATACCAATAGTAATAAATGGGTTTCTAACTCAACTTCAGAAGAAGTAATTGCATCACCAAAATCATCTACACCTGTGGTTGACCCACAAGAAGATGATGATACTGATACAGAATTACCATTCTAAATAATTTATGATGTTCCCGACGTTGATGTCGGGAACATCCTTTTAAAAACAACAACATGGCAGGTATAAAAAAGACTGATTTTTCAGCAATCAAAAAGAAGTTCTCAAAAGAAGCAGAATATAAACCAGACCGTTTTTTCGATTTGGGTGATGCTTTTTTAGATGCAACAGGAATTCCCGGACCAGCAATGGGTCATATTAATATGTTATTAGGACATAGTGATACGGGTAAAACAACTGCACTTGTAAAGTCAGCGGTAGATGCACAAAAGAAAAATATTGTTCCTGTGTTCATTATCACAGAACAAAAATGGAGTTGGGACCACGCTGAATTGATGGGTTTTGATAGAAACGGAGATTATCTTTTTAATAGTGATTTTGAATATATTGAGCAAATTACAGAGTATATTAATGAACTATTAGATGCTCAAGAAAAAGGAGATTTACCTCACGATTTATTAATCCTTTGGGATTCTGTAGGTTCAGTTCCTTGTAAAATGACATATGATGGTAAAGGTGGTAAACAACACAATGCGTCGGTATTAGCTGACAAAATTGGAATGGGTATCAATCAACGTATCTCAGGGTCAAGAAGAACAGATAAACCTTATACAAATACATTAATTATTGTTAACCAACCTTGGGTAGAATTACCCGATAACCCTTTTGGACAACCAAAGATTAAAGCAAAAGGTGGAGAAGCAATTTGGTTAAACTCAAGTATTGTATTCTTATTCGGTAACCAAAAAGGAGCTGGTACAACTAAAATCTCTATCACAAAAGATAAGAGAAAAGTTAAAATTGCAACAAGAACAAAAATCTCTATCATGAAAAACCACATCAATGGTTTAGGATATGAAGATGGACGTATCTTGGTTACATCACATGGATTCATGGGTGGAAGAGAAGAAGGTGAAGAAAAGAAATCTCTTGAAGAATACAAAAAAGAGTGTGGTGAATACATCAGTAAGATGTTAGGTGTTAATGTTACAGACATCGAAGACGTGGAAGTTGTAACAGAAGAAAGTGATTTATAATAAATTTTTTTAATGTCTGTTTTACTTGTTGATGGCGACAATTTACTTACGATTGGTTTCTATGGTGTTAAAAACGCCTTTCATAATGGAGAACATATTGGGGGAATATATCATTTTCTTAATACTCTTAAAAGAACATTTGAGACATACAATTTAGACAAGATAGTTGTATTTTGGGATGGACTTGAGGGTTCACAATGTCGTAAGAAAATTTACGCACCTTATAAAGAAAACAGAAAATCACGACTTCGTTCTGAAGAAGAGGTTAATTCTTATACATACCAAAGAGATAGAATCAAACAATATCTTGAGGAATTATTTGTAAGACAGGGAGAATATGAGTATTGTGAGACTGATGACAACATCGCTTACTATACTCAGAATTCACCTAAAGAAAACAAAATAGTTTACTCTTCAGATGGGGACTTAACACAATTAGTTTCAGAAAATACACAAATTTACAATCCGTCCCACGGAAAACTTTACAAACAAAACGATACTATTGTTTATAACCACGAAGATATCTTAATTGAGAATGTAAAATTGGTTAAGATGATGTGTGGAGATTCTTCAGATAACATTGCGGGTATAAGAGGAATGGGAGTGAAAAGATTTTTATCTATTTTCCCTGAACTAAAAACAGAACACATTTCTGTTGAACAAGTTAAGAACAAATGTGAAGAAATGTTTCAACAAGATAAACACAACAAACTTGTTGCTAATTTACTTACAGGCGTTACCAAATATGGTGTGTTAGGTGAGGAATTTTTTGATATAAACAATCGTATTGTAAGTTTGGAAGAACCTTTTTTAACTGACAAAGCTAAAGAAAATATAAATTTACTAATAAACGAAAACTTAGACCAAGAGGGTAGGTCTTATAAAAATGCAATGAGAATGATGAGAGATGATGGAATCTTCAATCTATTACCAAAATCAGATGATGGGTTTGTTAAATTCCTAAACCCATTCCTTAGGTTAACAACAAAAGAAAAAAATAATAACAATAAAAAAAAAGTGATTAAAATTAAGACCAATGAGTAATTACCAACAACAACAACAACAACAATTAGATGTGACAAAATTCGAGTTCCTATTAACATTAGAGGGAAACATTATTTGTCAAAGATTTTTTAATGTGAAAGACCATGTAGAGGATGCCCGAAGATCTATGGATTTACACTACTATATCAAAAATATTTGTGAAGATATTTCTGATGATTTAAAAATAAAAAGTTCCGA